AATGACTGGCCCTGCCTGACCAGCTTTCCGTACTTCTGCGAGAGAAGCATCGCGAGATCTACTTGAGCTGTAGTGCTCGCGGACGGATCATTCGAGATTGCGGCCGTTCCGAGTGTGGTGTGTATGATGGGCATCGAGGAGACCGGAGGAGGCGGATATACTAAAGGCTGGGGGTTCCTCCGAGGTACATGGACGAGATAGAAATCCGGCTGGTCGGGTGTGCGCTGCCCACCGCCGAGCTGACCATGATTGAAGCGCTGAAGGAGGTGCAGTCGATCCTTTTGGATTGGGGCATCGAGATTGCCGTAGCTGAAGTAAGAGGGTACGAGGTGGTGGAGTGAAGCGTAGCAGGGGCTGGATATTCACCATTTGGACCGACAAGCTCGGTGAGGGGGGCGTGGAGGCTCTGCAAAAATCCTGCATGGCTGATGAGAAGCTCCAGTATGCGGTGATGGGACACGAGATCGCGCCTACCACTGGTCGTGAGCACTTGCAGGGATTCGTCTACTGGACGAACGCCGTGACCCGCTTGGGTGCACAGCGGAGACTTGGGTTGTCTCCCGGGGCTTACAGCGCTGAGGCACAGCGTGGGACGCATGAGCAGGCCAGTGCGTACTGCAAGAAGGACGAGAACCTCGCGTTCGTGGTGGGTGAGATACCGGACCCGGCAGACCGGGCAAGCTCCGCTTGGGACTACATCCTCGGTATGCTGGAAGCTGGAGCTACAGACTTTGAGATCATGAGAGCCTACCCAGCACAGTACGGACGTTGCCGAGCTGGGATCGCAGGGATGCGCATGGAGCTCCTCGCGGAGAAGCTCAACACATGGCGCGACGTGAGAGTGAGCTACATTCACGGACCCACCGGGGTGGGGAAGACTCGCGGCATCGTCGAGAACGCTGGCGAGTCACCTGCTGATGTGTACCGGGTGACTGACTACAAGCACCCGTTCGATAACTACCGGGGGCAGTCGGTCCTCCTCCTCGAGGAGTTCAGATCGAGCCTACCCATAGAGCAGATGCTGGTCTACCTTGACGGCTACTACTGCGAGCTACCGTGCCGGTACGCCAACAAGGTTGCAGGCTGGGACGAGGTGTACATCGTGACCAACATCCCACTGGACGAGCAGTACCTACGGGTTCAGCAGAACCACCCCGAGACTTGGGATGCACTGCTTCGTCGCATTGATGCACAGGTGCACATGGGTGACCATAGGGTAACATTGGCTGACGAATCAGCCTCCTATGGTCAGATGGGTGCAGTCACCACCGAGAATGAGACAAGCGAGGATCACGCCGAGCACTACTTCCAGCCGTAGAGGGGGCTTAGGAGCTATCTCCTGCGCCTGCTCCGACCCTTCCGGGACCATCGTGATCTCCTACCTTTCCAAGCGGTCTTTCGACGGGTCTTTCGACGCTTGAAGACGAGTGGTTTCCAACTCTTGATGAAGATGACAATATCGACGCGGGCAACATCGTCACCCTCGTTCTGCGTACCTGTATCGTCAGGGATGCAGTACCATGTGAACTGGAGGACTCCGCACAGTGCGTTGACTGGTTCAGGGAACTCCATGATCGGCGTGGAAGCTTGAGCTCCGGAGAGAGCATCATCGTAGATGCTGGTGATGGTCGGGTTGTCCGAGTGCGTGGTGCTGAACTCGGAGCTGAAGTACACGAATTCCGACTGTGGGAACAAGTCGGTGTACTTTTTGTCCTTGTATGTCGTGTTGGTCCAGTGCCTCTTGGAAGCAGGGGAGATCGGGTGCTGGCTGTCGTAGTAGTCGCCCAGCGAGAAGTAGTTGGGGATGGAGCTTTCCTGACTCACGCCAGTGAGCCCCATGTTGGCCCCAATACTGTCCCCGAGACCCTGCGCGAAGACTGTCGAGGTACGAGAGTTCGCAGTTGATTCTGACCAGCAGAATTCGAGATCGTCGCTGTTGATGTGCTGACCAACAGCCCCAGCTTGAGCCTTCTGACGCCGCCACAGCTGGTAAGCCTCATTCCATGCTTTTCGAGAATGCTTGGTCGTGGGAACGAATCCCATCGAGCCGGAGATCGCGAGACCGACATCGTAGCCGGGATCCATCGGAACAAGACGAGCTTGAATTCCAGTGACTTGGAATGACTGGCCCTGCCTGACCAGCTTTCCGTACTTCTGCGAGAGAAGCATCGCGAGATCTACTTGAGCTGTAGTGCTCGCGGACGGATCAT